CGCCGCGCCAAAGGCCCGGATTGCCGCCTGCACCTCGGCCACGCCATTCACCTGGATATTGACGGAGCCCCCGATCATGCGGCAACTCCGCCGTCAACGTCGATTTGCAGCCATTTATCCTTGAATTCCACGTTATCCAGAAAGCGGATATTGTGCATCCGGTCGCGGATCTTCACCCGGTCGCCCTCGCGCAAGAGCGTGTTATACCTGGCCACGAGGCGAAGCCTCACGGTTGCTTCCGTCCTGTCGGATGCATACCGCTCGGAACCGCTCACCGGCCGCACATAGGCCCGGTCCGGAGCCCCGGAAATGGCCGCCCATTCCTCCGTTTGCCCGCCCGCGCCGTCTGTCGTGAGCGTGCGGCGCTGGAACGTGACCGGCTCCCGCAACATCCCGGCGTGCATGTCGCAACACTTCATTACAGCCTCGCAGGCTTGTAAGAGGCCATGATGCTTTCGGCACCCGAGGCGGAATAGGCCTCATCCGGATTGCAGTCATCACCGCGATGGGAATAGAGATAGGCGGCAAGCTGCTTTACCGCCCGTTTCATGGGGGCCGGCACATTGGCCGCGGAGGTGTAGCCCGCGACATAAACAATCTCGATTGCATTGGACGCGCGCAGCGCCACGGGCCAGGTTGCCCCGCGCTTCAGTGTCATGCGGCCGGGCCGGGAATAGGCATCCACGTCAAAGACATTGGCCACCGTGACGGCGGTTGAGGTGCTGTCCTCATCGTAAACCGTGACGGAGGTGATGGACGCCAGCGGCCACTTGGGCAATTCAATGCTGCGCTGCGCATGGGCGCCGTAGAGTTCATTGATCGAGCCGTCGCGCACGCCATCCCACCACGCCTCGCCGCCCGTTGGCCAGCGGTCCAAGGCCACGCGCCAGGACTGCGTAAGGAAGGCGAGCCCTGAGCGGTTTTCAATGTCCTGGCGCGCGTCCTTCACATAGGAAAGCGCATCGCGAAAGTTTGCGGCGTCTTCCCTGACATGGAGAAGCAATTCGGCGGCCGTGACCGGCTCGGTTGTCGGTGCCGTGACAAGCACGGAACCGCGATGCTGGTGGAGCGGATACGGGGCGCGGAGCGACATTAGGCGGCCTCCTTTTTAGGGCGCCCGCGGTGGGGGGCTTGCGCCTTCACCTCGGGGGCAAACTCAACCTTGTGGTCTAGCTCGGGCTCCATGAGAACGCCCGCACCTTCCTGCAACGCCCACATGGCGACTTGCCCGGTTACGATAAGCCCGGCCCGATAGGGATATTGGCCCCACTCTGGCGGGGCGGTGAATTCGCGGGTTAGACGCACTTTCATTCTGCGGCCTCCATGAGTCGATTGGGATGCCTTGAATGGTCATAACGCCGCTCGATTTCAGCGGCGGCCGGCGCGGGCTTATCCACCATGCGCACCTTGACCCCGCCATCATCGCGGGGCTCAAGGTAAACGTCCGCGCAATCGTACCCATAGAGCCGTTCCGCCTCGGGCGCGCATGCGTCTAAGAGGGAGGATTGCTCGGGAACGGTGATTTCAATGCCGCGTGCGGCCGCAATGCCTAACCAGAATTCCACGCAGGCCCGGCCCTGTTCCGCCTTGTGGGCATTGGGCAGGGTGTAATCAATCCCGAAAAGGGAAATGCGCTTGACGCCGATATGCACGGCATAGGCCACGGCATAGGCCGCCGTGCTGTTGAAATAGGGCGCACCGCCGTTGCTGTCGTGCCCGGCGTTCAGCACCTCCTCAAGGGGGAATGCCACCATGCCAGGATAACCGGGGCGCGGGATCGAGGTGTAAATCGGCCCCGGATGCGTCTTGAGCCAACGCACCATGGCCGCGATATTGGATCCGGGGCGTTCCTTGGCGCGGGCTTCCTGCACGACAATATCGTCCATGTGGAAAATGCGGTCGCACCGGAGAACGTCGCCAATGGCGTTGATTCCCCACACCTCATCACAATAGGCGGATGCGCCCCCGAGGCCTTTTGCCAGTTCAAAGAACGCCGCGCACGAGGGGCCCAGGCCAATGATTGAGACATGCTCGGGGGCAGAATTCACGCGGGCCTCTTGCTTGATTGCGGATTCTTTTGCGGCACGGTTTGAACGGGCCACGGCAATGAGCGTGCGCCCCTCGATATCGGGCTCTACCTCGGAAAGGGTCCCGGCCTGGCCATGCCATTCCATGGCCTCCCATCCGTTGCAGGACAGAAGCGCGTTGAACTGTGACCGGGTATAGTGCCGGTGATGGAATTTGATGCGGCCGCCGTGCGGGAAAACCGTCTCATTCGGCACGCTCGCGTAAAGCGTCTTGGCGTATAGAGCCCAGTGCATCAACATATCGCCGGGATTCGCCAGGTGTTCCAGCGTCTCGAAAGAGACAACCGCATCAAACGTTCCGATTCCATCCGCGTGCAAGTCTTCCGCCGCGGCGCATTCATAGGTTACGTTGGGATGCGAGAAATATTCCTCGGCATAGGCAATCGCTTCCGGACTGGCATCAACGCCAATGACCCGGTGGCCGGCCTTTGCCAGCAACTGCGATCCGTACCCAATGCCACACGCCAAATCGAGAACGCGACTCCCTTTCGGAAGCCGCGCCGCCACGAATTCGTATCGCGCCACATGGTCACGCCGGATGCCCGAAACATCCGGCGCCACTTGCCGCTCGCCGTTATTGAGGCTCACGGTTTACGACTGCGGACGGATCGCCGGCATGCCGAGGATGGCCGAGGCCGCGACAACCGCCGTCGCCGTGCCGGTGCCGTACAAGCGGATCTTGAGATAACGCTTGTTGCCACCGTAGCCCACACGCTTCGTCTGCGCCGCCGTCAGCGTCATCACCGCCTCGGTGCCGAGGAGATCCGCCGCCGCAACGGAGGTGAACGAGCCGTTCGTCGTGTCGCCTTCATAGATCACCGGGGTGATCGTGTCGGCGGCCGACGCGGAGGCACCCGAGGAATAAACGAATTCCACGGTTTCGAATCCGCGCCTATCGAGCGCACCGGAGAGCTTGCCGCCGGCAATGCCGGTCGTGCCCACGGCCGCCGGGGTAATCGCGTGTAGAACGCTGATATTGTTGTGCATGTCGCGCATATTTTTCGTCTTTCAATTTGAGTTGAACGAGAAAGGGAGGGGGCGGCATGAACCGCCCCGCTCAGATTACGAGCCGAACTCGATCAATTTGATCGCTTCAAAGTTGACGACATCACCGCCCACGCGCTTCGTGGTGTAGAATTCCACGTAGGGCTTGGAGGAGTACGGGTCACGCAGGGTGCGGATGCCGATGCGGTCCACAATCTGATAGGCCTCGCGCATGTCTCCCACCGCCATCGAGAGGCTGTTGGCCGCAAGGGCCTCGAAATTCTCAAAGGCGGCAACCGGGAAGCCCAACAGCGTGGCAGGCTGGCCGGCCTGGCTGGACGGCTGCCACTGGTACTGTCCGTCGCTGTCCTGGAGCTTGCGAGCAAGCGCCGTGACAAGGCGGGGCATGAACCAAGTGGCGTTGGCACGATAAGGCGCCTTGAGCGAATAGAGAGCGTCAAGCAGCTTGTCGAGGCCGTTGGGGTCCGCGGCAAAGGCCGAGGAAACGCCGGTCTTGATGCGCTCAATCGTGCCGGGGATCGTGGTGCCCGAGGAATAGCTCAGGAAGCCGCGCGGCTTGTTGATGCCGTTGCCGGAAACGAATGCCGTGGATTCGTCACGGGCAAACTTTTCCGCCACCTTGCCGGCAAGCCATGCCTCCATGTTAATGGCGGCGTCGTCCAGAAGCTTCTGCGTCGCCTTAGGCTTCGCATAGAGTTCATGCGTCGGGATGCGCCACTTACCAATCTGCTGCGTGTCCGTCTCGGCGCGGGATTCAGTCTCTCCAACCCAACCCGAGGAAGCCTCATCGAGGTCATAGAGGCCCTCAAGCCCATCGGTGGAGATCACCTGCACAGACGCATAAACGCGCATGGGCGAGGTTTCAAACACCTTCTGGACAATGCGCCCGCTCATGTCGGGATACACGACATAGCCGCCGTCCGGATCGGAACCAACGGAGAGGGCCTTGCGCTCATCGGCGCCCATGATCTCCTCGCCCTTGCGGAGGAAGGTATCAAAGGCGGCCTTGTAGCCGTCCATATCGGCCGCGCCGAAGTTTCCGGCCATGGTGCCGCGACGGTGGGCGTTGACGTTGGCCCAATCCTGGGCCTTCTTGTCGAGGTCCACACGCTCGCCACGCTCATCGGTCACAACGCGCGACTGGCGCTTGACGGCAAGCACCGCCTCGTTGGCGATGGCCTGAGCCTTGGCAAGATCTTCCTCGATCTTGGCCAACTTGGTTTCGGTCACGGTGTCGGTGGAACCGCGCTTTTCAAGCTGCGTCAGCCGCTCATCGTTCGTCTTTTTGAATTCGTCAAAGGCGCGGTTGAGGCCGTCAACGGCTTCCGAAGCCTTTTTCATAATGTCCTCAGACATGGAGGGAACCTTTCAAGGAATTGAGTTTTGACAGGAAGGTTTCAAAGCCTTCCGTTTCTGCCTGCTCATCCTCGGCGTCCCGCCGATTCCGTAGGGCCTTGAAGCCGTGGGCCGTGATGGCCTTGGCCTCATTGCGAGAATATCCGGCATCACGCAGGAATTTCTCGAAATCTCGTTCTGTGGTGATTGACTTCACGTCCGTCACCTTGGCGTCGGGCAACATCGGGAATGTCACGAGGGAGATTTCAAAAAGGTCAATCTCCG